TTGAAAATGATGTTGTTCGCTTTGATGCGAGTTGATGCTGCCATTTTCTTTTCCTTAGATTGTGATTTGTAATGTTACGTACACGTTTGCCGCTAAATACTCTGCGTTATTCACTTGGAGATTGTAAGGCTGGTTTACGGTGCTGAATTGTGCGAAACCCGGTAGAGCGTTTAGCACGTCTTCAATGTGTTGATCTAGAGCTTCGGTCGCTGTTTTGTTGGTTGCGGTTGCAGCCACTAGCACTAACTCTAAATTGACGTTGTATTCACCGAAGTTTGCCGCTGTCAGGTATGGCGATGAAACGTTTACTATCACGATAGGTGGAACGATACGTTCGGGAACGTACGCCAACACTTTCAACCCGGCAGCTGTCAAGGCTGCAGCGAATTGGTCTTTCGCGGTAGTTATTTCGCTCATACGCCATACCCAACATAAGGCATTAGCAACGGGTAGACGGCGTTCATAGGATCTTTAGCAACCCGGACTGGGCTGCCGTCGAAACTAGCGAACTGTGCTACACCGTTTGGTGCGCTGCGACGGTGAAAGAGTTCCGAAGCACAAATGAAGATCGCCTGACGGTGAACCTCATCGGGTACGGTGTCGATAGTGCCAATGTAGTTACCTACTTGGGCGTTACCGGCTGACAAACAACTTTCAATAAAGTCGCCTGTTTCTTCCGTACCAACATACGCTTGAAACTCTTCCAACGTCACTGCTGACATGATTACCTACTAAGCGGTTACGTCTAGTTTGACTAGAGCGCCAACGCGTGGAGTAGCAATCGCCATGTAACCGTAAACCGACATTGATTCGGTCAAGGTGGTGATGTCGCCGTCGGTTAGACGTACTGGTGAACCAGCAGACTCCATGGTGATTACTGCGGCAGGGTTAGCCAAGTAAACGGTTCCAGATGCGAGAGCTGGGTCTACAACGATAGGCAAACCAAACACTGAACCACGTAGTCCAGGAATGTTGGCGGTACCAATGTTGTTTACGCCAGCGCCGTCTACGTTTAGAACTGGGCGACCGTCGCCAGCTGCAACCTTAACCAAGGTCACGTATGCGTCTGGGTCAGCCAGAATGAACTCTGGGCGTAGGCCGGTGTTCTCGTAAATGTATGCTGAACCGTTGGCGATACCTTCGGCTAGTGATGATGCAGTTCCACCGTCAGCGTCGAAAGTCTTCGCAGTGAAGTCGAGAGCTGCTAGAGCTGCTACTAGCGAGGCGTTGGTTGCCTTAGCGTACTGTTGGGCTAGAGCCTCGAACACAACGTTTACGGTGTTGATGTTTGAACGCTCAATGTACTGACGTGAAACCGAAGTGTAACCACCGTAAGTCTTGATCGGGGTTGAAACGGTTTCAAAGGTCAAGTTGCCGAAAGATAGAGCTTCGTTCTCTGGGTCTTGCTCACCAATTGCCAAAGTGTTGCTTGCAATCTTTGCGTACTCGACGGTTAGGCCGGCAGCTGGTAGCGCACCGCGTGAGAAAGCCTCAACGGTTGGGCGGTTGCTGCGGATTAGTGTGTCAATGTATCCGTAAAAAGGTGGGTAAGCTACGGTGTCAGCCGAGGTTGATGCTGCGCGGGCTAGAGCCTTTGCGTCTTCATCTCCCTCAACCATTCCCTTAACAAACTCGCCGAGTGAACGGAACTTTGCGCCTGGAATTGCTGGTGCTGCGGTGACGGTCATTCCAGCCTCAACAACGCGGCGCAGTTCTGCAACCTCGTCTAGAGCGGTACGAACGTCGAGTTCAATGTTTTCCATTGTTTCGCTTTCTTGTTCGATTAGAGGCTCGGTCGGTTCAGGGGTTTCCTGTTCCTCACGTACCTCGGTTATGGTTGCGCCCGAATAGGCTGGGAACGGAACAACAGACACTTCTTTCAAAGCGACTTTTGTTCTCGTAATCGTTTGACCGTCGCGCTCGGATTCAACCGGAACGAAGCCAACCGAAAATTTGTTTAGAACGCCGTCACGCATTAGAGCAAGTGTCTCGTCTGCGCGCTGAACGCCCTCGGTTAGTTTTGCTGTGATCTCGAAACCGTTGTCGGTGTCGCGACCTTCTACTACTTTGCCAATGGGTTCTTCGTGGCCGTAGAAAAGTTTTACGTCGACGATGCTGTCGATTGCGCCACGTGCAAAGCGTTCAACGTATGCGCCGCCAATGTTTGCGTCTTGGCCGTATGGGACAGCAATACCGGTAACCGTTCTTTCTTCGATGTCGGCGCGAACCTCAAATTCGCGTGTTTCAATTTCCATTACTCGACTAGCCCCTCTCTGGCTCGTACTTCTTCAACGCTCATAATGCCTTTATCAATGGCAATAGCGTAGGTTTCGTAACGTGATTTCATGTCTGCCCTGAATAGGTGCATGTAATCGAATTCGACGCGTGTGCCACGTGGTAGACAGTTGCTTAGTGCGTCGGTAATCGCGTCAATGTAAGCCATAAGGGTATGACGGTAAAAGACTTGATTTTCGTCTTGTAGGTTCGTGTAAGTGTCGGTGCTGCCCGGTACGGTGGTTAGCAGTAGACGTGCTGGGATACCGAACATTCTGGCGATTGCCTGCGTGGCCTGTTCCTGAATTTCAACAAACAACGCGTCGCGTGGCGATAGTGCTACCTGCTTGTAGTCGAACCCGTTGCCTAAAACAGCTACTTGACGGTTTTGCTGTTTGTTGTGCCAGTTAGCGGTAATGGCTTCGGCTTCGGCAACTGACAACATGGCGTTAGTGGTTAGAACACCGGTTGGTACCCCGGCCGAAGTGAACCAGTTTTTTGCATAGTCGCGTAGATCTAACGCGCTTGAAACGTCTGGGTAACAGGATTGGATTGGGCTGATACCGCGCAAAACACCTGGCTTAGTAAATAGGCGTAGGTGTTCGATTTCGCGGCTCGTGTAACGGTTGCCCAAATAGTTGTAGTAAACGCCTTTGGTAATGTCTTCGCTGTCGCGGTATTCAATGCTGACGGCGCTAGCCGGTAAAAGGGTTAGTTCGTTTACCTGATCGTTCGACCCATAGTTTTTTAGCCAAAACGCATTGCCTTCGAGAGCTAGCGAAGTGACGGTTTGAAAAATAAAGTCGCGGCGTGTCTGGGTTAGTGACGGCCGGTTTACAAGTACGGGGTTTTCAACTTTTAGTTCGATGCCGGTAGCAAAACGGTAAGTATTGATTGGCATTTTGCTAATCGGGGTTGCTAGAACCTGTACGGCACGATAAACGGCGGTCAGGCTTAGAGCAGTGTCGGGCGTGACAACAGCAGCCGAACGGGTGGGAATGGTCGGCTGTGCTGCGCGCTGTTCAGGTTGTGCACCTGTGATTCTCTGCCAAAAATTTGCCATACGTAAAGCATAGTAGCATTAGAAATTTAAAATACTTGAATACCTGCGTGTTGTGCTCGTTCAGAAACGTATAATGCCATGACGGTTGCCATGAGTGCATCGATGTCGCCAACGGATTCTTTGCGGCTAATCAACCAGTTTTCGCCGGTGTATTTGGTAACACCGTTAGCCATTTGAACATTCAGTAACGGGTCGTTGTTGTGTTTTACACGCCCAGCAGCAAACATGGCGTAAACGGCCATACATGCACCTGTCATTTCGTTAGTGTGCAAACTCCAAACGGTTAGCCCAGCTTGTTTTAGACGTTTGCTTAGGTTGGATAGTTGCCGGTTGTCTACCACGATTGCTCTGGGTTGGTGTTGTCGCCATAAACGTAAACATTCGTCGAATAGGCGTTGTTCGGTTGGGTTGTTCCATGTTTTAACCAGTTCGGTTTCTTGTATTTCCCCGTTGGCGTTTGCGGCTGCAATGGTGGCGTGTTCCCAATTGTCGGCCATGTCTATAGCAAAGACAACACCGGTCGGGTCGGTGATGCCGTTGCCTGATGCTTGTTTGTAAAGGTTGCCGGGTAGCCAGCTGGTTGCAGCACCGCTGATGAACTGGTTTAGGCGGTAGCGTCGTGCTTCGTGTTCGGGCAGTGTTTTTATGTCGGCTAAGACACGATCTAACGGGATTCGACCGCATGCTACTGACGGGTTGGCTGCCATGATTGCGGCCGGGTCGTCTACGGGTGCGTTTTCTGGTGCTGTCCATAGAAAGAAACCAAACCGGTCGTTTTCACCAGCTGCGGCTTTGTTGCCTTCTTTGTAAAGGTTGATTAGTGTTTCTGATTCTTCATTACCAGCCGTTGTAATGCCTATGACGATTCCGTCGTCGTAATTTGTTGTTCCCAATACTGCGGCTGTCCACATACCCTTTTTGGCTAGGTGCAGTTCGTCGAATAGACATAGGCTGATCGGTTGGCCTTGTAACGCGCCTTCTTTAGCAGGTTTCACAATGTACCGGCTGGTTTCGTCAGCTGATAAAATACCGCGCGTTTCCGACGCTTTCTTGAACCGTTTAGTTAGCCACTGATTAGCACGAATAACATAACGTACTCGGTTGTAAACAATGTTCGCCTGATCAATGCTTGACGCCAGTGATACAACATTTGCGCCTTGTTCGTGCATTAACACGCCGTACAAACCGAACAGTGCAGCCAAAACTGATTTACCGTTCTGGCGACCAACTGATACAACAACTTGGCGATACCTCAAACGACCACGTAGCAACGGGTCGGCGTAGTCGTCTGGGTATCTTTCTAGAACCGCCCGAACTAGCCAGCGTTGCCATTCGTCTAGCTGTAATCCGTCTGGGTTCTCCGGCGATTTCCACGCCAGCTCTGCCAACTCAATAAGCCGGTCGCCGTCAGTAACAAAGTTGTCTGATAGCGGTTGGGTGTATGTGGCTGGCAGTTGCAACATTTAGCGAGTAAGTAGCTTCTCTAACGGATCAACCTCGACCACGCTCGAACCAATCTGACGCTGCAACTCCAAAAAGGTTTTGCGAAGTTCGGCTGCTGTTGATGTATGTGGGTTCTGATCAAACGATTTCGCCAACGCCATACAAAGCCCAGCAAGAATTTGCTGGTCTGGGCTAAGGTCTTTTCCTTCAAGCCACTTTGAAAAGTCTTCTACGGTCATTCTGTGCCTTCCTGTGTGTGTTCCCATTCTAATCCCGGATAATTTCAACCACTTGTAAAAAAGTTGTG